GATCTTTACAGAGTGTCTGTTTCTTGCTACCCTAAAGGGGTTGGAACCGAAATAGTAACTAACTCTTGATAAGAGACCCCACAGAAGGGGTCTTTTTTCATGGCGACACAGCGTCTGGTCAATACGAACTTTTGGAAAGACACGTACATCATTGACCTCGATCCGACACAGAAGCTGCTCTTCCTGTACTTCCTCACCAATCCGCGAACCTCGCTGGCCGGCGTCTACGAGATCAGCCTGCGCGAGGTGGCTTTTGACACGGGCATTGACCGCGATATGGTCGAGAAGATCCTGAACAAGTTCTGCGCCGATGGCAAGATGTATTACGCCAAGGGCTGGCTCGTGCTGCGCAATTTCGTGAAGCACCAGCGCGTGAATCCGAGCATTCAGAAGGGCATCGACCGCGCCATCACTGAGTTGCCCGATTGGCTCCAGAAAATCGTGCAAGAGCACTCGGCGATCTTCGATCAGCAGGCACTCATCCTACAGACTGGCGACAGTCTGGGTACAGACTCCACCCAGTCTGAACCAACTAAACCTAACTTAACTAAACCTAACTTAACTAAAAAAACTACTAACGTAGTTGGCGACAACGCGCCGGAACATGTGAATAAAAGTGATCCTGCAATAAACGGTCTCTTCGATTACTGGCGGAAGACCGTCGGGTACGAGATCAAGGGGAAGATCCAAGCCAACCGGCGAGCCTGTAGCAACCTGCTCAGAAAATACGGCGAGCTGGACATGCGGAAGCTGATAAGCATCGCAGCAGCGGCTTCTAACGAACGCTACGCCCCAAGCATTGCCGACTTCTGCCAGCTCCAGAGTGACGTGAACCGGCTCATCATGTGGGCGAAGAAGAAATCAACTAATCCGGAGGTAGTAGTGCTATGATCGTAGTCCTTGCCGATAAAACAGAAATCACCATCACGAATGCGCAATACGAAAAACTGAGGCCGGTACTCCTATCTGGCTCGAATACGATGATCGTGCTGGGCGAGATGATGATTCAGGCCAATATGGTAAAGATGGTTAAACCAGGCGGCATGACCGAAGCCGACATTCCCAATTTCGAACAGAAGGCGTTGGAGGCCGGTACGCGTTGTCGTGGCGAATACTCCATCCAGTGCGAGATCAACAACATCGCCCAAGCGGAGAGCAAGACCGTCAGTGACCTGAACCCCCAAGGGCTGAAGTGGCAGAAGCTAATCGTCGATAAGACCTGGCGCGAGCAGGTACGTCAGCAGCTTCGCGCGCAGCAACCGGAAGGATGGTGCGACTACAAAGCTGGCGAGTGTGCGTGTGAAGGCGAATATTTATCAACTAAGCCAAGGCATGTCGGCTTTGTCTAGAAGCAAGGGGGTAGAATAGCGAGATGAAATACGCCGACTACGCCGCTGCTCTCAACACCTTGGGCGAGCAGATCAGGAACGACAAAGACATCATCCTTCCCCATCGGAACTATGCCGCCAAGCTGGTGACTGAGTTGCAGGCCATGCTGCTGCTGGGACTGACGAGCACCAACCGGGAAGCACCAGCAGGTGATCGAATCCCCAGCTCAGCAGAGCAATTACTGCCGGTAATGTGTAGCTGCCCAACTGGCGGCATGCGACGTGACTGTCCGGTGCATGGAGCCAAATGATGACCCCCACCGTCGTCGAAATCATGTTCGACCTGCGCGACGAAGACTTCCGCACCCATGCCGAAATGGACGAGGCGCTTGTAGACCGGATGGACGAATGCCGGGTGGAGTATGGCAACTTTGAAACCATCGCCATCGTCCTGCATGAGCAGCAGGTCAAGTGGCTGAAGCTCGAACTCTACGAGACGCAGCGGAACACGACCGACGAACTCAAGAAAATGACGCTCGGCTCGTGGAAGAACATACCGGTGTATGTGGTCGATGAGTGGGAGCGAGTACCGTGCGCCGACTGCGGACATATTCACGATTAGCGGCAAGCGTGCTACCATGAACGGGAAATGCAAGGAAATGCAATATCGACGACGGAGCAAACAGAGGCTAAGCAGTACAAGCTTGCCGCCTTCGATGCCTACCTCACTTTCTGCGCTTTAGGTGGTTTGATCACGGACGATGATGGCCACATTACCCAGCTCAAACTTGCCGACTTCTGCAGCCAAGTTGGTGTAAACGAAGCAACGACCTGGCGCTGGAAAAAAGAGCCTGGATTCGCCATGAAAGTGCGGGCTCGACGCGATGAGATCATCCCGTTAGCCCGCGAGACCAAAGCCTTTAATCAGCTCTACCTACTCGGCATGCAGATGCAGGATAAGCGGGCCGCAGTCGATGCGCTTAAAACCTACCTCGGCCACCATAGCAATTTGCGCCTGCCGACCGTCAAACAGGAAGTCAAGATCGAGGGCAACTTCCTGGACATGATGACCGCCGCCACACAGGAGGGAATAATCGAGGGAGAGATCGTCGATGCAAACATCGTTGAACCGCAAACCGACACGCGAGGAAGCGATCAAGATTCAGGCGTACTACCGAGTACATCCTGAGTTTTTCTTCAAGTACTTCCTCGGCGTCGAGGCTTGGGGGAAACAGCTTGAGATCGCGCACAGCATTATCCACAACCGCGTCACCACGGTGCGCAGTTGCCACGCTGCAGGGAAGAGCTACGTTGCCGCTTGCATCGCTCTGTGGTACCTCTCAGCCTATCCTGGCTCTATCGTCGTCACCACTGCCCCAACCTGGCGGCAGGTCAAAGACATTCTCTGGCGCAACATCAACACCCGCTATGCTACCGCCAAAATCCCGCTCGGCGGTGATGCGCCGAATGCTACCGGCTGGCAGGTGAGCAGCAACTGGTTCGCCATCGGCGTTTCCAGCAAGGACCCAGATAAGATCCAAGGCTATCACGCCGAATCGGGCCATCTACTGGTCATCTGTGACGAGGCGTCCGGTATCGAGGAGCCGATCTTCGAGGGTATCGACGCCCTCCTGACTGGCGACAAGTGCCGCAAGCTGGAGATCGGCAACCCGACCAGTTCCAGTGGCACCTTCCGCGATAACCACAAGCCAGGCGCGCCAACGCACAAGATCAGGATCAGCGCTTTCGACACGCCGAACTTTACGGCGAACGGTATCCGTAACGAAGAGGATCTGATCGAGGCTATCCGCGACAAGCGCCCGCTCAAGATCGTCGCCGACTACCTCATTTCCCCCGCTTGGGTCTATGAGCGCGTCAAGAAGTGGGGCGTCAATAGCCCGATGTACCGTGGTCGCGTGCTGGCTGAATTCCCCGACGTCGGCGAGAACAACCTCATCCCGCTAAGCTGGATTGAAGCGGCGACGACTGACGAGCGGTTAGAGAAGGTCCTTGGCTTACAGCTATCACATCCCGACATCCTGCAAGTTGGTGAGGCTAAGTTCGAGCAGATCGAGGCTGAGAATGATCGCATCCGTAAAGAGGCGCTAGAGCAGTACATGGCCGCCCAGAATACCGTCCGCGGTGTCGACGTGGCCCGCTTCGGCGGCGATTCAACCGTCATCACGCCGCGCTGGGGCAAGGTTATCGGCCGCCAGGATGCCTATCACCACGCCGATACAATGCAGACTGCCGGTCGCGTCTGGCCGCGCATTGTCAACCGGCCAACCGACTTTACCGGCGTCGACGTCATCGGTTTGGGCGGCGGCGTCGTCGACCGTTTGCATGAACTGCAAGCTGAACAAGAAGCGAAGGGTATTGCTCAATGGGCGCAGGTTGTCGGCGTCAACGTGGCTAACCCGCCGACCGAGGTACCGGAAGGGCTGCCTACGATGGAGTTCGCTAATAAGCGGGCCGAGTTGTACTGGACACTTCGCGAGTGGTTTGAGCGTGGCGATATCTACCTGATGCCCGATGAGGACGGCAACCCACCCGAAGACTTGATGGACGAGCTGAGTTCGATCGAGTACAAGTATCTCGGCGCCAAAATCTATATCGAAGAGAAGAAAGACATGAAAAAGCGCCTGCATGGCAAGAGCCCAGACCACGCCGATTCATTGATGCTCACCTTAGCACGTCAGGAAACGGCGAGCTGGCAGCCCAATGATACGGCCGAGGAACCGGAAGATGACGCCGACTACGAACCATCGAGTCACGGCGAAGAAGAGGGCGCCTGGGATGATGAACTTGCAGGCGCTCGCGAGTACTAAGTATGCTACGATAAGTCCAAATGGCCGCTAATACAGACAATAACGCCAACGATAATTCCCTCCTCCAGCCGATGTATAACCAGATTCTCGGCGCGTCCGGCACCTGGATCTCTGGCGGCTTCATCCAGAACGAAGAGTACAACACGGCCCTACTGTGGCGGCGCGGCATTGACGTCTACGACCACATGCGCCGTTCGGACGCCAGCATCCAAGCTATGCTCAAAGTCGTCAAGCACCCATTACTTGCCGCCACCTGGGACATCGAGCCAGCAAGCGACGAGGAGTTTGATCAGTACGTCGCCCGCTTTGTCCGCAGTGAGCTCTTCGACCGCAACGTCGTCTGGTCGCGCTTCCTGCGTGACGCGCTCGGCAAGTGCGATTTCGGCTTCTCTGTTTTCGAGAAAACATATGAGCTGACCGAGTTCGAGCAACAAGCTCGAGTTGGCATCAAGGAGCTTGGCTGGCGCAAGCAGTGGTCTATCCTGCGCTGGGAGATGAGTAATGGGCAGCCTGGCGTTAGCCAGCAGCTGCTCGGCGAACTCGTCGATATCCCCCAGGAGAAACTGCTGGTCTTTGTCAACGACCGCGAAGGCGATAACTACCAGGGCATCAGCCTGTTGCGCTACGTCTACAAAGACTGGGATCTCAAGAAGTCAGTTGAGAACCTGATGATCGTCGACCTGATGCGCTCCCTGGGCTTCCCGGTTGTCGAGTACAACGACCAAGCCTCCAAAGACGACCAGCAGAAGATGGAGAACTGGCTCAAGAACTTCCGCTCCCATGAACGTCAGTATGCCTTCTTCCCGGTGGGCAAATTCAAAATTGACTGGATGAAGGTCGACTCCAATACCGACAAATTTATCCAGGCCATGGAGTACCTGCAGCACGAAATCGACAAGTCAATCCTGGCCCAGTTCATCGATCTGTCCGGCTCACGTTCCGGCGGCTCCGGCGGCTCTCGCGCCCTTAGCGAAGACCATTCGCAGCTATTTGAAAAAGCATTAGAGGCGATTGCCAATGAGGTCGTGGATGAGCTGAACGGTAATCTGATCCAGCAACTCTGCGATCTCAACTGGTCAAACATGCCGAATGGCTATCCGAAACTGACCTACAGCAATATCGGCGACAGCGACCTCAAGACGTTGGGTGACTTCCTGAATAAGGTGGCGGCCGTCGATCTCATCACGCCAGACCGTGACATGGAAAACCATATCCGCGAGGTCGCCGATCTGCCGAATCTCCCCGATGACGTCTACGACAATTACGCTGATCGCACGACTGCTCAGACCGCCGCCGTGCCGCTCACTACACTCGGGCCTAGCCAGAACCCAAATAGCCCACAACCGACCGGTCAGGTGCGAGAGAATCCGCCGATCGGCCACAGCAAACCAGGGACGAAATTGCCCAGCGACCAGACGAACCGCGTCCAGCCAGTCAACCTCAAGCGTGACCGCGCCAACCAGCCGACACCCGAGGCGAACACCTACAAGCTGCTCCGCTCGGCAAACGCTACTAAGGCGGCCGAGGAGTTAAGTACTTACCGCCGTGACTTGCTGGCGAGGGTCATGGCCGATGAGACCGATGATGTTCTCGCCGCTTGAGCACGAGTTGGAGCTGACCACCCGCGCGGTGCTGGCAGCTGAGGAGTGGGCGCCTGGTTATGCCAAAGCGCCCGACCAGCATGCCTTGCTGATCAAACAGACTGCCCGGATGCAGCTGCTCGTCATGCGCTATCTGCGCGGCGTCGCCAAGGAAGCCCCGCGGCTGGTGAACTGGTACGAATACTCAGCGGCCGTCGCTGAGCAGCAGCGGGCCTTCCTGCTGGCCGATGACAGCGTCCAAGCCTACAACATCAACATCGTCATCAACAACGACGCCGTCAGCCAGCAGGATCAGCAGTTGATCAAAATTGTGTTTGATACCGTGGCAAGTGTCATGGCAGCCGGCTCCGAGTCGATGGAGACCGAATATGGCCGACCGATTGGCCTGAGCTCGGTCAGCTCAATTATTCAAAGCCTCACCACCAAGCAGCTGGCCAACCTAGTCGGCATGAAGGTCAACCAAGACGGCACGATCGTCCCCAACCCCAAGCCTGAGTTCAATATCGACGAGACGACACGCAGCCGGATCGCCCAGAGTATCAAGACCTCGATCCGCCTCGGCGAAGACCACACCCAGGCCGTCAAGCGCCTGCAGAGCGTCATTGCTGATATCGACCGGGCTGACATGATTGCCCACACCGAGATGGTGCGTGCCTATGCCCAGGGCCGGGCGATCTATGCCAGGCAGTCCAATGCGACGGGGAAGTACTGGAGCGATAGCAACGCTACTGACATCTGCGCCGACAATACTGCGCAAGGGATTATCCCAATTGATGACGACTTCGTGAGCGGCGACCCAAACGAGCCAGCCCATCCGAACTGTAAGTGCCTCACGACCTACGTTTACGGTGATCCAGCCGACGTTTGAACAATTTTCTTAACCGGCGAGCATTGACAAGCAAAAAGCTTACAGGCATATTTAGAGGCAATCATGCCCGCCGCAACACAAACACAAAGTGTACAAGCTGCTCAATGGACCACGGCCTTCGTCGATAGCCTCCCGAACTCCTCATTTGCCTTCATCGACAAAGACGGTAATCGCCACCTTCCCTACAAAGATGCCGACGATAAAGTCGATCTGCCCCACGCCCGCAATGCCCTGGCTCGCCTCAACCAAGTCAAGGGTATGAGCGACGAAGAGCGCACCAAAGTCCGCGCCAAGCTGCAGAGCGCGCTCAAGAACACCAAAGCGGCTGACGACATGGTGCTGCGCTCCACTAGTGCCGTCCAGGCATCCGACGATGCGGCTGCGACGTTGCCGAACCGTGTGCACCTGCTGCGTAGCGGCACGTTCAACACGAGCAAGTACGGCGAGATCCCGATTGCCGCCAGCGACCTCTACGAAATGAAGTTCAACTTTGACCGGGGTGTCGGTATGGCTGATGAAGGCCAGACTGGCATCCCGATTGACTTTGCTCATCAGTCGCACCTCAATGCTGCCGGTTGGATCCGCGGCCTCGAGGTCGTCCAAGCCGATGACAGCGGTACCGAGCTGTGGGGTACTGATGTTGAATGGTCCGACAGTGGCAAAGCTGCCCTGGCCGGCAAAGAGTACAAGTGCCTGAGTTCCGACTTCTATCCTGCTGCCTTCGGTGAATGGGCCGACGCTGAGAGCGGTATTACCGCTAAGAACGTCATCGTCGGCGCCGCGTTGACCAACCGTCCGCTGATGACCGGCAACAAGCCGGTGATCGCGTCGGAGGTCGAAGCGGAGGCACAAGAAGAAGCCGAAGCGACAGGCGTGAAGACCGTCGTGTACATCAATGCAAGCGAAACAATAAAGGAGAAACGCATGAATCTAGATCAACTGCGCGTCAAGGCTGCAGAGGACCTGAACGGCGCTGAATACAAATTTATCATCGAGCACGAGGCAGAACTCTCAGCAGATGAACGAACCAAGTTTGGCTTAAAAGCAGCAGCTGTCGTTGAAGCCGAGAAGCCGAAAGTCGTGGCCGCAAGCGAAGTAACCGGCACCGAAGGCGTCGTGGCGATCCAAGCCAGCGACCTCAAGGCCATCCAAGATAGCCTCGCCGAGTTGAAAACGAGCAACGAATCGCTCAAGGCATCCACTCAGGCCAT